ATGCTGATTTTGAAAAATCTAGTGCGTCACTTCAAGCCGGTGCAGAACAACAAATAAGAGGTGCATTGAGTTCTGCCACATCTTCTGTACAGAATATGTCTAAAAATTTTGGCACAGAAATTCTCGGTAAAATCAATAGCGGATTAAATCAAATTAACACATCTACAAATGGTGCATTAAGTGGTATTACATCTGCTATTAGTGGTGCTGCAGGAGGAGCAGTTGCTAGTCTCAATAATTTATTTGCCAAAACTAGTGTTTCAGTAACAGGAGCACAAGAAGAAACTACGGCATTTATAGACACTTCAATTAAAAAAATAACTGGAGGTAGTACCGGATTACTTAGAACAACTAGATTAACAACAGATGCTATTGCTTTGTATATGCCCGATACTTTAAATTATGACTATCAACAAGGATTTGATACTCCAAGTATAGGCGGAGAACTGATTGGTCAAATTGCTGCTGCTGGAAAGGCAGCCGCAGAACAATTAGATAAAGATGGTGGAACTGCCACAACTAAAGCGGTTGGTGCCGCCATATTGACCAAAGCAAAGCAAAAGGGCTTTGAAGTCGCTGGCGAACTTGTTGGTGGAAAAGGAGCCAAATCTGGTGGTCTAGGATTTACTGCTGTAACAGGTAAAGTCAGTAATCCTATGCTTGAACTAGTTTATACAGCACCACAATTTAGAGAATTTAATTTTGAATTTACTTTTTATCCAAGAGATGAAAGAGAAGCGTTAGAAGCTCAAAGAATCATTGAAAGATTAAGATTTCATCAAGCACCAGAATTGGCCGATTTAAGTTTATATTTAATCCCGCCATCAGAATTTGATATTAAATTTTATTATGCTGGTGCTGAAAATCCAAATATACCACCAATTGCTGAAGGATGTGTTCTTCAAGGTATGCAGGTTAATTATGCACCAAATGGATTTAGTGCATATGAAGTTCCTGGAGAAAATAAACCAGCTTTAGGAAGAACAGGTATGCCAGTTGCAATACAATTAACATTATCATTTAAAGAAACTACATTCCTTACAAAAACAGATTTTAAAAATGATAGAAGTTCTAGTAGTTCTAGTACTCTAGAACCAATATGAGGCATAATAATGGCAAAATATTTTAATTACTTTCCAAAAACACTCTATTCGGCAAATAACAAAACTTCTAGTTTAGATACTGTAACGAATGTTATAGCCAGATTTGGATTTGAATCTAAACTTAAAGAGAATTCTTCTGCTTTTTACACATACTCAATACAAGATTCAGATACGCCAGAAATAATTGCACACAAATATTATAAAAATCCAGAGAGACATTGGGTTGTTTTATTGTTTAATGATATTATTGATCCACAATTTGATTGGCCACTTAAATATGATTCATTTATTAAATTTGTTGATACAAAATATACTGCAAATGGTGCTGCAAATACAACCGTACAAACTGGTCTTGCATGGGCAATGAGTACCAATAATGTTCAAGCATATTATAAAATTGTTAAAAGGACTACAACAGATACAACACCACAAGGAACAACGATAGAAGAAAAAATTGAACTTGATGCTAATACATATGCAAATGTCGCCACATCATCAGCTACATATACACTTGCTGATGGCACAACAACAGTTGAAACAATAACAAAAGAAAAACAAACATATTATGATTATGAGATGGAAGTTAATGAGGCTAAAAGAGATATTAAATTATTAAAAAATGATTTTGTTTCTATTGTTGAAAAAGAATTTAGGAAAGTAATTAAGTCATGAGTGACCAAGAAATTCAAATAGGACAATCAACACAATTTTCTGTTAATGAATTAGTTGTTGTAACAAAAGCTGGAAAAATTGATATAACTTCAATATTTGAAGAAATCAATATTTTTGATTCAATATTTTTACCTGTAATGAATGGTAGTGTGTTGATTAAAGATGCCATAGGCCTTTCTGGTAAATTATTTTTTGATGGTTCAGAATCATTGTTAATAGACATTTCAAAAGATATTAACTCTGATATTGCAAGTTTTAAGAAAGCTTTTAGAATCATAAAACAAGGCGAAAGAACTGCTGGAAAAACTTCTAGTGAAACATATCTTTTGCATTTTGCCTCAGATGAATTAACTTATTCAGATAGACAAAGAATAAATCAAAATTATAATGGTACCTATTCATATGCAGTTCAAAAAATAATGGAAAATTATTTAAAAATTCCTGCTGGTGAATTGGGTGGAGTTTATGAAGAATCTTGTGGGCTCAGAGACTTTCCTATTCCAAATTTAAGACCATTAGAAGCATTAGAATGGATTGCAAAAAGAGCTGTTGACATTAATCAGGCACCAAATTTTATGTTTTTTCAAAATAGTGTTGGATATAATTTTGCCTCTTTGTCCACACTATTAACACAAGATGATTTATTAGATATCACCTTTCAACCAAAAAATCTTAAAGGAAATAATCCTTTTAGTGAACTGGGTAGTGCAAGAGCCTTTGAAGTTGTTTCTCAGTCTGATAGTTTTAAGAAACAACGAGATGGTGTAAATGCAGGTAAGTTTTTAGGTTTCGATCCAATTACAAGACAGATTGCAAAAAAAGAAATTAGTTTTGGTGACATATCTGATACAATGAAAAAGGCAAATGATAATTTAGATTTCTCAGAAATTTTTGATAGAGATGGTGTGCCAAACACTCGAGCATTTGACTCAAAGAAAACTGTAAGTATTTTTAGTGCTGCACAAAAATTAAGCGAATATATTAAAAAAATGGATCCAACATCAATTTCAAAAGTTGATAATATTGAAGATTATCTATTTCAAAGAAAATCTATTATTTCAAATCTAATGGCAAAAAGAATAAAGATTGTAATGGCTGGAAATTTTCAATTGACTTCAGGATTTAATGTAAATGTGATAGCACCATCTAAAGGTCTAAAAGAAGAAGGTGATGATAATGATGACCCAAGTATTAGTGGAAAATATTTGATTGTTGCATCAAGACATATTATTGGATTTGATAAACACGAAACTATTATTGAAGTTGCATCCACTTCTACAAACAATGAATTTATTCCTACAAGTAATCCTGAACAAACTAGAGAATTGTTAGAGTACGCATAACATGGAAAAAATTGAAGAATCAAAGACTTTGCTGGTAAAAGCGGTTTCATTTGGTGGGTTGGAATAGTAGAAGACAGAAATGATCCACTAAAGATGGGTCGATTGAAAGCTAGAGCAGTTGGTTGGCACTCTGAAGATAAGATGCATTTACCCACAAAAGAATTGCCTTGGGCAACGCCAATGCTTCCAACAAACAATATTAATGTTTATTCTCCAAGAGAAGGAGATATGGTTGTTGGATTTTTTACTGATGGAGAAAATGCACAAGAGCCTGTTATCATGGGTGTTCTTCCAGGTATCGCATTAAAGGCTGCCAATGCACAAGACGCATTTTGTGATCCAAGAACTGCAACTGAATTAGCTTCTGCACCGAAAACACCAAAAGAAAAAACATATAAAACTGACGGTACTGGTATAGTAATTACAGAAAAAAGTCAAGCTGATAGTTATCCTAAATTTTTAGATGAGCCATCAACTTCTCGTATCGCAAGAAATGATGCCGATACAATAACGAAAACTTTCATACAAGAACGAAAAGATAATCTTGTAACTGGAGTTGAAACTGTAAGTGATTCATGGGATGAACCAGAAACACTTTACAATACAGTTTATCCATATAATAATGTTGTTGAGACTGAATCTGGTCATCTATTAGAATTTGATGATACTCCAGAATCAGAGAGAATTCATTTAGCACACAGAAATGGTTCTTTTCAAGAATGGTTTCCAGATGGCGATAAAGTAGAGAAAGTTACCAAAGATAATTATCAAATTATTATGGGTGATGACAAAGTTTACATTATGGGTAAATGTCAAGTCACAATTCAAGGTGATGCAGAATTATATGTTCAAGGTAACTTTGATATGAATGTAGATGGAACTTGTAATATTCGTTCCACTGGAAATATGAAACTTAATGCACCTCTAATAGATTTGAATGATGGTACAAAAGGCGCAGCTCGTATTGGTGATACCGCTGATACAGGAGACCAAGGAACAGGTGGGCCTAATGATACTAATAGTGCAGGAACTAACGTAATCGAAACTGGTTCTGGAACAGTTGTTATTGGCGGATGAGATAAATAAAACATGGCCCAAGTAAACATAGATTCCACAAACACTTTCAAAGATTTGGATTTGAATTTTACGATTCATCCTATTCGAAAAGATATCAATACTCATAAAAATGAATATGCTATCATTAATTCTGTTAAAAATTTAGTTTCGACAAATCATTATGACAGACCTTTTCGTCCAGAAATTGGAAGTAGTATTCGCAACCTTTTATTTGAAAACATAGATACAATTATTGCGGCTCAATTAGAAAGAGCCGTTCAAGAAACGATTAATAATTTTGAACCTAGAGTACAAATAAATCAAGTTATTGCTATTCCAGATCCAGAAAATAATAGGTATAAATTGACACTTGATTTTTTCGTTATCAATAATACTAATCCAATTACAATAAATTTCTTTTTAGAGAGAATTAGATAATATGGCAGACAGATTAAAAGTCACCGAACTTGATTTTGATACAATCAAAACAAATTTAAGAACATTTTTAAATCAACAGGCTGAATTTACAGACTATGATTTTGAAGGTTCTGGTTTGTCTGTATTGCTTGATGTTTTGGCATACAATACACACTACAATGCATATTATCTGAATATGGTTGCAAATGAATCATTTTTGGATACCGCAATATTAAGAGACTCTGTAGTTTCTCATGCAAAAACATTAGGATATGTTCCTCATTCAACAACCGCTTCTATTGCAACACTTAATTTTAGAGCAAACTCAGCAACATCAACAAGTGGAACATTGACTCTGCCCGCAGGTTTTGGATTTCTATCAAATCAAATTGATAGCAAACCATACAATTTTATTGTTTTAAATGACACCACAGTATCTAAAGCCAATAACTCATACCTCTTTGAAAATTTGGAAATTTATGAAGGTCAATTAGTTACTTATAGGTTTGTTCATAATTCTGCATCAAACCCAAAACAAACATTTACTTTGCCAGAAGAAAGTATTGATACTTCAACAATAAAAGTTCAAGTTTCTCCTTCATCTGGAAATACACAACTTACAGTTTATAATTTAGTATCTGATATATTAGATGTAAATTCTGATTCAGAAGTTTTCTATTTACAAGAAAATAAATCTGGTAAATATCAAATTTATTTTGGCAACGATTCAGTCGGTAAATCATTGCCCGATGGTGCAATAGTGAATACCACTTTTCTAAAAACTAACGGAACTGCTGCAAATAAAGCAAACAATTTTGTTGCAACTGCTGGAGTTACAGACTCTTTATCGGAATACATTACAAATTTTGTTATAACTCCCGTGTCCGCAGCTGCTGGTGGTGCAGTTCGTGAATCTGTTGATGATATTAAATTTGGTGCAGCCGCACAGTATACTACACAAAATAGATTGGTAACTGTTAAAGACTATGAATCATACTTAAAGAAAAATTATCCTAGCGTTGATTCATTATCTGTTTGGGGTGGTGAAGAAGAAGATCCACCAACATATGGTAAAGTTTACATTTCATTAAAACCAAAAGAAAACTATTATATTTCAGAAACAGAAAAACAAAGAATTATTGATGAAATTATTAAACCAAAATCAATTGTTTCTGTTGATGCAATAATTCGAGATCCTGAATATCTATACCTATTAATTGAAAATTATGTTGAGTATGATAAAAATAAAACTACTCAAACAATTGAAGCAATAAAATCTTCAATAAGAAATGCTATACTTTTGTATAGAAATACAAACTTAAATAAATTTGGAGCAACTTTTGTTCTTTCAAAATTACAAGATAGTGTTGATGGTGTTGATTTAAATGCTATTAGTGGTTCTGAAACAAAATTATATTTACAGAAAAGATTTGAACCTACTTTGGGTGCATCAACAACATATACGATTAATTTTAATGCACCGTTAAATCGTGGAACAACAACAAATAAATTAACTTCTTCTGAGTTTAGAATTTATGATTCTACTGGTGCAATAAAAACTGTTTTGTTTGAAGAAGTGCCTGAATCATTTACCGGCATTTCTGAAATACAAGTTACAAATGCAGGAACTGGATATACAGAAACACCAACAATAACAATTACCGGTGACGGTACTGGTGCTGTTGCAACAGCAGTAATTGTAAACGGAAAAATACAAAGTATTGCATTAACAAATCGAGGAATTAACTACACCAGAGCCATCGTTACAATTACTGGTGGTAATGGATATGGTGCGGCTGGGTCTGCTGTGTTAGATGGTAAGTTTGGTTATCTGAGAACAATTTATTATGATGACAATGCAGAAAAACAAACAATCAATGAACAAATTGGAACAATCAATTATGTTACGGGAACAATTACCATAAATGATGTGAGAATATTATCTGTTGTTCCTACAGATGGATTAATTAGATTGACTATTGAATCAGGAAAAGGTATTGTAAAAACAGCAAAGAACACAATCATATCTATTGATGATACTGATACAACTTCTATAACCACCGAACTCTCTGCAATTTAATGTCTGATAACAAAGTTTCTTTACTGATTAATCGTCAGGTTCCCGAATTTGTTCGGGACGAATATCCTCTGTTCATTACATTTTTGGAAGCTTATTATGAATACCTTGAAACAAAACAAGGCACTCAAATAAATGATTTAATCTCAGTATCAAAAGATTTAAGAAACCTTTCAGATGTTGATGATTCAATAGAAGATTTTGAACAACAATTTTTCAATTCGTTTGCTACATATTTACCTAAAGATGTAACTGTAGATAAAGCATTTTTAATTAAGAATGTTTTACCCATATATCTTTCTAAAGGATCAGAAGGGTCTTTTAAACTTTTATTCAGAATGTTATTTTCTGAAGAACTAGAATTAATCTATCCAAAAAATAATGTTCTCAGAGCCTCTGATGGTAAATGGACAGTTGATAATATTCTTAGAATTGATACCGATATAAGAAGTGTTTATACTGCAACAGGTAACACAAGTTTTTCTTTAGCACAACAAGTCAATAATGATGAAGTAGAAGTTTATGTGAGTGGAGTTTTAAAAACAATCACCACAGATTATTTTATTCGTAAAGAATCTAAAAAATTAGTTTTTAATACTGCACCGGCTGCAAATTCAGAAGTTAAGGTAATATATACAAATTTTGATATTACTTTGCTTAAAAATAGGCAAATTACAGGTGTTACTTCTGGTGCAACCGCAATCGTTGAAAAATCAGTAAAGAGAATTATTACTGACAGATTGAATCTTGGTTTTCCATTTGAATTGTTTATTAGTGATAAAACATTAGTAGGAACATTTTCTGGCGGTGAAGAAATTCAAGCTACAATTATTGATGATAATGATGCCTTAATAACTTTAAGAGCTGATACATTTTCAATCGTCAATAGAATTAATGTCATCAATGGTGGGTCAAGTTATAATGTAGGAGATGTTGTCATTGTAACTGGTGGTGGAGCAGTAACAGATGCTTCTGCTCAAGTTGATGATATTGTTGAAGGATATATTGATGGCATCGTTGTAAATTATGGCGGTGCAGGATTTGAACTTAATGGTGATATTACAGTTTCTGGTATTTCTCCGTTTGCACTTGACCTTGCCGTTGATGGTGTGGATACAGCAGGTGCTCTTGCAAATTCATCAGCAAATACCTATACTGTATCTAATGATGCCATATCAACTTATGCAAACACATTAATTTCTGCTGCTGATTATGGATTTCCCGCAACAGTAATTACTGCAGGTGAAAATGTTTCAACTGTTATTGCTGATGCATTGAGTTATTACACGTTCACAAGTTTAGGCCCAATATCAAATGTCATTGTTCTATTTTCAAATACATCGACTGCAATTTCTCCAACGCTAGATGCTAACTCACCATTGTTTACCGCAAATAGTAATTCTTTTGCTATTAAAGATTTTAAATCAGTAGGTAGAATTAAAATCAATAATGGCGGAACAGGATATCAAGTTGGTGATGAAGTTACATTTGGTTCTAATCCTGTGGGAACAAATGGAAGAGGTGCAGCTGCAGCAGTTAAAGCAGTCAACGCAAATGGAACAATTACTCAAATTGAAATTCAACCATCTAGAGTTTCTGGTACGGCAAATGTAACTAACAACAGTCCGTTCATTGTTGGCACAGGAACACAATTTGGTACAGAGATTAGAGTTGGTGATAGAATCATCATTAATAATGAATCAAGGTATGTCAATTCAATTTCAAGTACGACAACTGCAAATGTGAATGTGAATTGGACGGCGGTTTCAACTGGTAATAAAATTGGTAAGTATGGAGACTATTTAATTGGTGGCCAAGGTTACACACAAAATAATTTTCCAACAATAACTGTATCATCATCGAATGTTTCGGCAACTAATGCGAATGTAGAAATTTCTGCATTGATGGCCGATGGTGAATCACTTACACCATTTATTGGAAATACACAACCAGGACAAATCATATCAATTAAAGTTGTAAGTGGTGGTACAGGATATCAATATATTCCACAAGTAGACTTGACAGGTTCTGGTAGTGGTACGGCAACTGCATCTGCTGTAATTGAAGATGTTTATATTTCTTTGCCTGGAAGATGGACAACATCTGATTCTATTTTGTCAACCTCAGAGAGAAAACTACAAGGCCAAGATTACTATGTTGATTATTCATACATAACTTCTTCAGCCGTAGAATTCACAAAATACAAAAAAGTATTAAAACAACTATTGCATCCAGCTGGATTTATAAACTATGCTGACTTAAATGAGAACGCCTCCTTTAATGCAAATACAATTACTGTATCAACAACTTCTGCTAACACGATTGCCGGAACAGTAAATGTTTCCAACGGTTCAATTTATATAACTGGTGTAAACACTAAATTTAATGTGTCTAACTCAAGAGGTACTTTGACTATTGGATCGAATGTTTCTGTGAATAACATAATTAGAACTGTTTCTAGTATCATAAGTAATACAAATATTGCAGTTTCTTCAGCATTTACAACATCTGCAAATGCACAAACGGCCTTTATATTGATATAAATAAGCACTATGCCATCAATTACAAAGAAAAAACTAAGTTACAATAACGCAAAGATTTGGCGTAATTCGGTCTATAATTCAGGAACTACTGATCCAGTTCTTTATATTTTCATTGGTAATAATGTTCCATATGCAAATGAGTCTTCTCCAGATTCTCTTGTGGACACAATTAGCACAGAAAAAGATGTTTGGAATAACATATATGCCGCCAAAAAAGTAACGGCAAATGATGTAGAACTTGTTATTCCAAAGGTCACTTGGACTGCAAATTCAATATATAGAAATTATGATGATACAATTGATGTAAACACTTTGTTATCATCAAACACCGCACAGGGATTAAGTCCCATGTATGTTATTACGACAGGAAGAAATGTATACAAATGCATGTCTAATAACTCCTCGGCCAATTCGACAATAGAACCATCAGGTGACTATACAACTTCAAATGGTAATATTGCTACTGCTGATGGTTATTTGTGGAAATACATGTACAATGTTAAACCATCAAATAAGTTTTTAACAACAGATTGGATTCCGACTCCTACATCCACAGCACAATTAGATTATAATGTAAATGATACTGGCGTTGTTGATGGTGAATTAACAAGAATTATTGTTACTGCAAATGGAACAAATTACAGAGAAGCTTCAAATATCGTAGTTGGTGCATATACTTCTGGTCAAACAACATTGCAATTTGCAAATACTGCTAGAGTTTTAAGTGTGTTTCAGATTTCAACTGTTGCAAATCTTGCAAATATGTCTGTCTCTGGAACAGGCATTCCGTCTGGTTCATATATTACTGCAACGGCAAATGCAACTGGAGTAATTACACTATCATCTGCAACTACATCATCTGGTGGCGGTAATACAGGTAACTTAACAATATCAACTAGAGTTTATGTTGATGGTGATGGAAGTGGTTCTGCTGCAGCAACTACACTATCAAATACAACATCTGGTGTTTCCTCTGCAAATGCCAATGTATCAAAGGTAACAGTAACAACAATTGGAACTGGTTACTCAAGAGCAAATGCGTATATCTATGGTTCTGGAACTGGTGCAACAGCAAGAGTTATTGTTTCTCCAAAATACGGCCATGCTTACAATCCGGCTAATGAACTGAACGCATCGAATTTAATGTTTGCCGTAAGAATTGGTGAAATAGATACTACTGAGAATGGATTAATTTCTTCAAATACTTCTTTTAGGCAGTATGGTCTTCTCTCAAATCCGCATAAATATGCTAATACTACTGCCGTAACACAAACAACAGCCAATTCAGTAATTTCTCAAACAACAAATTTAGGTTTGGTTGCTGGTGCAAGTTATACATTAGATGAATTTGTTTATCAGGGTGCTTCTTCATCTACAGCTACATTTTATGGTTATGTTAATTCACAAACATCAAATGAAGTTAAGTTGTCTAAAGTTATAGGAACAGTAACAATTGGATTGCCTTTAGTTGGTTTAAGTTCTGGTGTTTCTAGAATTATTATTACTAAAACAAATCCAGAATTCAAACCATATACTGGTGACATTTTATATGTTGAAAATATTACAAAGACGCAAAGAGAAGATGGTCAAGCAGAAAATATCAAAATTGTGGTTAGATTTTAGAGGAAATAAATGAGTATCGATACTAATTTTAATGCGAATCCATATTATGATGATTACGATGAAGATAAGAAATTTCTTCGTGTATTATTCAAACCTGGATATGCCGTTCAAGCTCGTGAATTAACTCAAGCTCAATCCATTCTTCAAAAACAAGTTGAAAGATTTGGTAATCATGTTTTTCAAAATGGTTCTGTTGTCACTGGTGGCCAATCATTCTTACAAGATTGTACCTATATTAAATTAGATTCCACTTATAGTGGAGCTACTGTAAACATCAGCACTTTTGTTGACTCAACAATTGTTGATAATATTCAAACACCAACAAAAAGAGCAGAAGTCATTAAAGTTTATGATGCCGATTCTGGAACAGGTGATCCAAAAACTCTTTTAGTTAAACAATTATATGGTACTGCATTTACTTCTGGTGATACGATTCTCACTTATGAATCATCACCTGCATATGCAAATATCTCCACATCTGGCGTAGGCACAGGACAGATTTTTTCTGTTACTGAAGGTGTCTATTATTATGATGGATATTTTGTTAAAAATGATAAACAGACTATTGCAACTTCAAAGTATAGTAACACAACTGCCAATGCAAAAATTGGTTTTGAAATTACAGAAAGTTTAGTTAAATCTACTGCTGATACTTCTTTACTTGACCCAGCTCAAGATGCATCAAACTATCAAGCTCCTGGTGCTGATAGATTCAAAATTGAATTGACACTTGCATCAAGGTCACTTACATCAACAGACACGACTCAATTTATTGAATTGGGTAGAGTTGAAGAAGGTGTTCAAACAAGAAGTTATAGACTGCCACTTTATTCTGTTTTAGAAGACACTCTTGCTCGTAGAACATATGATGAATCAGGTAACTATACTGTTAGGCCTTTTAATCTATCACTACAAACAAATACATCCAATACTGCAAACATGGATGTTATTTTGTCTCCGGGTAAAGCATATGTTTTTGGATATGAGTATGAAACTATTTCTCCATCAACAATAACAGTTGCTAAACCAAGAACAACAGAAGCAATTAATAATAAAGATGTTTCAGTTGATTATGGTAATTTTATATACACAACCGGTCACTACGGAACATTTCCTATAAATCATTTATCAACAATTGATTTACATTGTGTTTCAAATGCATCTATTAATTTAACTTCTACTGCATCCATCACCAATACTAAAATTGGTACTGCAAGAGTTAAATCTTTCTCTTTTGATTCTGCATCAAACACTTCCAATTCTGCAACTTATTCTTACAAGACATTTTTGTTTGATGTGAGTGTTGGTTCATTAACAGGAACAATACTGTCTGCCAATTCTGGTAATGTTACAATTGGTAATACTACCGCAGGCCAAATTTTCTCATCGGTAACTGATGCATACAAAGGCGCAAAAATAAGGATTACTTCTGGACCAGGTTCAGCAGAATCACCAAAATACATTACCGCATTTGATGCAACCAACCAAGTGATTACTCTTGGAAGTAATTTCTTAACAACACCAAATAATACTTCTGTTTGGTCAATAGATTTTGAATTCAATGATGTTGAATCATTAGCAACATTCTCAAGTACAACAAGAGTTAACTCTGCCGATATCGATACAAGGTCAAAAGATTTGGCATCAACATTTGATGACACTTACTTAACTGATGTTTCTTTTGAACCAATTGTATTTAATTTGGGACAACAGTATATTACACCTAGCACGATTGCAGATTTTTCATATTCATATAGAAGATTGTATGAAGCACAAACTTTTGTGGCTTCAGATTCTCCTGCCTTATCTGTTGGTTCTGGTGAAACATTAACCACCGCTTCTTCAACAACTGCAAAACAACAAAATTATCAAGTTGTTGTTACCGCTGCAGGTACTTCTCCTTATGCAGTAGGTTCAACTGTTCCTGCTGATAAGATTACAACTGTTAATACATCGACTAGAAAATTAACAATTGTTGATGCAAACAATATGACTGCCAATATTGTGTCAACTATTAATTTTACATTGGCATCTGGTAGTCCAGCAAAAACAAAAACACTAGTTTCAGCAAATGCAACAATTCAAACATCTGGTGGTGAGTCAATAAACACCAACGGTGTAATTGTTTATGCAAATGCAACCACAAGTCAAACAACAATTCAAGCAAACAATGTTATTAAGACACCAGGAACTACACAATCATTGTATGTTTCCGATGTTACTGAGTTAATTTCTGTGTATGATTTCAATGGTGCTGCTGTTGCAAATACTGGTTATAGTGATGTAACTTCAAGGTATACATTAGATGATGGCCAAAAGAATTCTTTCTATGACCATTCATCGATTATATTAAAATCAGGTTATTCTGCACCAATTGGTCCTTTAGTTGTACGATATAATCGATATTCTTCTTCTGGTGCTGGATTATTTTCTGTTGATTCATACCCAACATATGGTACAATACCAACTTTTAATTCTCCAACAATTGGAACATCTTATTCGTTAAGAGACACTTTAGATTTCAGACCAATTAGAAAAAATGCTACAAATGCATTAGATTCAACAACTGTAACAACAACATTTGATGTTGATCCTTCTACTACTGGTCCAAAAATACCAGAAAATGGTTCCAATATTCTTCTTGATTATTCTTATTATTTACCAAGAATTGATACTGTGGTTCTGAATAAAAATAGAACATTTGATGTTATTCAAGGAACACCATCATTAACACCAGTTCAACCAAAAAATAAAGATGACGCAATGAATCTTTATATTTTAACCGAACCGGCTTATATTGCAAACACATCTTCGGTCTCAGTTCAATATATCAATAATCGCCGATATACAATGCGAGATATTGGCACGATTGAAAAGAGAATTGAGAATTTGGAATACTACACATCATTGTCATTACTTGAACAAGATGCTGTGAACAAACAAGATTTGACTATTCTTGATAGCACAAACTTACCAAGATTTAAAAATGGTATTGTTGTGGATTCTTTTAAAGGACATTCAGTTGCTGATGTGTCTTCAGTTGAATATTCTGCTTCAATTGATCCGATTAATCAAGAACTTCGCCCATCATTCAATGTTGCATCAAGAATGTTGACTTTTGATTCTGCAAATTCAACCGGCTACTTACAAACAGGACCATTTGTTACTGTTGCGGCTAGTAATACAACATTTGTAAATCAACCACTCGCATCTAAGACAATGAATATTAACCCGTTTAATGTGGTTAATTATCTTGGTAAAATTGCATTGAATCCTTCTTCTGATGTTTGGGTAGATACAACCAAGAAAGCCGATGTTTTGGTTAATCTAGGTGGTGACAAAGACGCTTGGGATTTGGTGATGAAAGGTTTGAGTAGTTCTGGATATGAGTATGAGTGGGGAAATTGGCAAACTCAATGGACTGGAACAACACAATCCACAGAACGTATTGGTGATGGAAGAATAGTTAATAGCCAAACAGGTAATTTTGAAAGAACAACAACCACTACATCATCTGGTCAAACTCGTTCTGGTATTTTATCAAAAGCTGTTCCACAAACTATCACACAATCAATTGGTGACCGTATTGTAGATGTGTCTGTTATTCCTTACATGAGAGCTAAGACAGTTCTATTTACTGCAACAGATTTTAAACCTGATACAATTTTATATCCATTCTTTGACAATACCTCAGTTGAACAATATGTTGCTCGAGCAAATAAATTTATTCTTGCCACAAATAATTTAGGTTATAGTACAAAGACTGCAAACACAGAAACCATTAGAGTTTTCAACAATACTACTGCTTCGAATAATGCAACTGCTGTAGTTGTAAAAACTTCAAACAATGCTATATTCATTGCTAATCTTGTACCAACAAGTAATTTAAATCTTGCAAACGCTAATGTTATTGGAGATATATCTGGAACAAGTATTCGAATTGCCGGATATGAACATTACTCTGGAAAAACAAATACTGCCACATCAACAACAATTGTATTAGCACTAGATGCAACTGGTGCAAACAATGAAGTTTACTATGGCAATACTTCTAATAGTAACATAATTTCTATTGTGTCTGGAACTGGTGCTGGCCAACAAAGAACAATCAGCTCATATGTCGCCGCAACAAGAACGGCAACCATTTCTTCTGCTTGGACTACAACACCAGATACAACGTCATTCTATTCAATTGGTAGATTAACAACGACTAGGTCTGGCGATGTTGCAGGTATTTTTAATATTCCGACTTCAACATTTAGAACTGGTGAAAAATCTTTTAGACTAATTGATACTTCAACAGGTGATATTCCTTCATCAACGACAAATGGTGATGCATCATTCTTTGCACAAGGCTTATTGCAAACAACAGAAAACACTATTGTCTCTACTGTTCAACCAGTAATCCAAAGAACTTCTGTCAACGATAGTAGAATTACAACAACTACAAGTGTAAATGATGTTCCTGTTGCCGGATGGTGGGATCCACTTGCACAAACTTTCTTAATTGCACCTGCACAATATAATCAGGGTATTTTTGTTGAGAAAATTAGAGTTTGTTTTAAAACTAAACACGATACTTCTCCTGTTACACTACAACTAAGACCGACTGTAAATGGCTATCCATCTTCAACGATTGTTTATCCTTATGGGTCTGTAACGCTTACACCAGATAAAGTTAACATTACAGATTCACCAGATTTAGATGACGCAACAAAATGCACGGACTTTGTGTTTGATACACCAATCTATATGTTGCCTGGTGAACATTCTTTTGTTCTATTATCGAACTCAAATGGATATGAAGCCTATGTTGGTGAAGTTGGTAAATTAGATATAGTTTCTGGTCTACAAATATCTGAACAACCATATGGCGGTTCATTGTTCCAATCACAGAATGGTTCTACTTGGACAGCTGACCAAAATCTAGATATGTTGTTTAGAATTTCTAGAAAAGTGTTTAGCACTTCTCCTGCAACGGCTCAATTCTTAATTGACAAACCAACTTCAAATCTTGCTTATGATTTAATTAATACTGTTACATCTGAAGTAACAATGGCAAATACATCATTAGGATATTCATTCTTATCTGAAAAATCAACTGGTGGACTAACAAGTTTTATAACTTTTAATCCAAAAGAAGATTATGCAATGGATGATGGAAACGGAAGAAGAATATTAAATCCAACAACAGGCAATACATCCTTCATATTGAAGGCAACAATGTCAACATCTAATCCTGATGTTTCTCCTATATTGGATGTTACTAGATTTGGAACAATTTTAGTTGATAACTATATCAACGCCTTACCTTTGTTGAACTCAGGTTTCTTAATTGCGAACTCAGGTTCTGCATATGCAAACTCTGCCGATGTAACTGTAACGATTAGTGGCGGTGGCGGATCAGGTGCTGTTGCAACAGCCACAGTCGCATCAAATGTTATTACGGCTATTACTGTAACAAGTGGTGGTACGGGTTATACAACTTCACCAACAATTACAATAACTCCAGGTTCTGGTGGTGGTTCAGGTGCATCAGTCACATACAATGGTGAAGATAAGAAAACTGGCGGTAATGCTGCAACTAGATATATGACAAGGCGTGTTACTCTTGCCGATGGATTTGATTCTGGTGACCTAAGAGTTTATTTGACTGCATACAAACCATCTGGTTCTGAAATCAATGTTTATTATAAACTATTGTCTGGATCTGATTCAGAAGTGTTTGATAATAAATCATATCAATTGATGACACAATTAGGTAATCCTAATTTTGTTTCTACTAACAAGAGAGACTATAGAGAGTTGAGTTTTGCACCAGGATCTTCTTCTGCGGCCAATAATTCAATTTCATATACATCTGGTTCAACTGCATTTAACACATTCAAAACTTTTGCTATTAAGATTGTTATGTCTGGTACAGATACAACTGATGTTCCAAAAGTAAGAGATTTAAGAGCAATTGCTTTACCTTCTGGAACATAATATGGGTCAACATGTACGAATAGGTGATACTGCTCTTATTAGAGATATTCATTCCAAGGCGATTCTAAATACAGATAAATCAGGACTAAATGATTACCTAATGAAAAGAGAAATTGCAAAGAAACAACAAGCTGAACAAGTGCAAACTAAAGACCGCTTAGATAAAATAGAAAATGATATGTCGGAAATCAAAAATTTGTTAGTTCAATTAGTCAATACAGGAAAGTTAAATGGCAATTAATTATTTAACAACAGCCAATACTTTTCAACAATGGCTGATTGGAACACAAGACTTAATCACAGTCGCTAATAATCTTACTGATAATATTAGCGGAACTTTCTATGCCAACACCAATCTTGTTGTAGGTAATACTCTTAATGTCGTTGGTGATACTACAATCTCTGGCAATCTTACTGTATCAGGTAACATTGTACTTGACACAATCGGCTTCGATGATATCAACGCAAATGGTTCTATCAATGTCGGCAATACTTTATTTGTAACTGGTAATTCAACCTTTAGTAATGCCAATGTAACGAATACACTTACTGCAAATGTTGCACAGATTACAACCGCAACAATTACTACTGGTAATATCACTACTGGTAATATCATTACACTAGCAGTAACTACTGGTAATATCACAACAGGTAACATTACATCTTTATCTGCTACAACCGGTAATATAACAACTGGTAATATCTCTGGAACATTGACTGTTACTGGAAATTCAACCTTCAGTAATGCCAATGTAACAAACACTTTAACTGCTAATATTGCGAATGTTACATCTCTAGTGGGAACGGCAAATACTGCAATTTATAATAGAATCGCTGAAGCCGAAGGCACTTCTCTTGCTTTCTCAATTGCACTAGGATAAATACATAAATAGGATATCAAGGAAAAATATAAATGGCTAACACCTTCAAATCAAACGTAGCAGCAAATATTGTAACAAGTGGTAATACAATTTACACTTGTCCTTCTGCTACACAAACAACTCTTATTGGGTTGACACTTTCAAACAAATCGGCCGGTACAGTCACCGCAAATGTGTATTTGACTCGTTCTGCCGTTGATTATTCTATTATTTCCAACGCACCAATATTAACAGGGTCTACTCTTGTCCCAATCGGCGGAGACCAAAAAGTTGTTTTACAGGCTGCAGATGTTCTAAAAGTAACAACAAGCGCCAACGGTTCGATGGACGTGATAGCGTCACTTTTAGAAATAGCATAAGGTACATAAATGGCATACATTGGCGCAGTCGCACCTGGTTACGACCCAACAAGAGCTAGTGTCCCTCAGTTAGATGCTGAGCGATTTAGTGGTGATGCTTCGACTACAGCATTTACTCTTGCAAGACAGGTTGTATCTCCAACAGATATTGATGTTGTTGTTGAGAATGTTACACAAGAACCAACCGTTTCTTATTCAGTCAATGGTTATACTTTAACTTTTACAGAAGCACCAGGAACAGGCACTAATAACATCTATGTTGTTTATCGTGGTTCTGGTATATCGAACTATGCATTTGTTCCAGATGGCTCAATCACATATGCAAAACTCGCAAACAATATCAAACAATTTACTGTTGATGCCGTTACTGCAAATGGTACAGGAACAACAGTAGAACTTACAGAAGCACCTGCATCTGCAAACTCTATTATAGTTTCAGTTGATGGTGTTATTCAAACTGCACCAACAAACTACACTTTGTCTGGTAGCACAATTACATTTACAGGCACACCAGATAACGGTGCGAATGTTGTAGTAAGACATATTGGATTTAGAACAACTTCAACTGTTACTGCATTACAGGCAAGTTCAGTTACCGCAACAGAAATCGCAGATGGTTCTATTACTAATGCGAAAATTGTTTCAGTTGCAAATACAAAGATTAGTGGTAATATTGTTAGCTCACAGATTACATCGGTGGCTAATACTCAGATTACTGGTACAATCTCAGTAGCGAATACTGCAATCACTGGTAACATTATTAGCTCACAAATCACACCTAATCCTACACTATATGGTAATGTTTCTGTTACTGGTGTTATTGGAGTAGGTGGTGCTACACCATCTACAAGTGGTTCTGGTATTACATTTCCTGCATCTCAATCAGCATCATCCAATGCAAACACGCTTGATGATTATGAAGAAGGAACTTGGACACCAACTATTTCTGGTGGATATACAGGAGTAACTTATGCCGCTCAACATGGATGGTATACAAAAGCTGGTAGATTTGTAAATATTTCTGCCCGAATTCAATTTAGTGGTACTGCAAATGCTAGTGCATTTTCAATTATAGGATTGCCATTTTCACAGGGCAATATTGGTGGCGGTGCTTATGGCGGTGGTGGTATTCCATATTCAAGTCTTGCTGTAATTACAAACACTAGCCCATATTGCTCAGGAAATACTGTTGAATACTACACAATGGGTACTGGTACACAAATAACTTCATCAGGAAATGCGTCTTCCAGCTGGATTAGTTTTGTAATCACTATTGCAACGGACTAAAAGGAAAAAATATAATGTCAACATTAACAGAAACAAAAACAGTAGACCAAATCACGGTCACAGAAAACGGTATTGTATTATATCGGGAAGCAACACGCATCCTAAAAGATGGTGATGAAATTGCTAAAACATACCACCGCACCAGCCTAACACCTGGTCAAGACCTAACTGGTCAACCCGCCAATGTAGTTGCAATTTGTAACGCAGCGTGGACAGAAGCAGTCATTGCCGCATATCAAGCACAAGTAGCCGCACAACAAGTATAAATAATACAAAGAGTAAAGACTAAATGCCAATTCAAAAAATTACAAGTGGTATTCTACAAGACGGTGCAATTGCTACCGCTGATATTGCTGACGGTTCGATTACCGCTATCAAATTAGCTTCAGGTGCAGGAGGTCAATATAGTGATTCTCAAAATACTCATGTAATAGCATATAATGGTTTAACAATCAGTTCAAATGTAACTATTGCCGCAAATAATGGTGGACTTTCTGTTGGCCCAATTTCAATTAATAGTGGAAATACTGTGACTATTAGTGCAAACTCAAGATGGGTTGTATTGTGAAAAAAACATTGGATAGGAAATAAGAATGGCTTCAGTAGTAATTTCAGGCGACACATCCGGTGCAGTAACGATAACTGCACCAGCAGTAGCAGGTACGCCTACACTAACTTTACCAACCGCAACCGATACACTAATCGGCCGTGCAACCACAGATACTCTGACTAATAAAAGTATTGTTGCTTCTCAGTTAACAGGAACAATCGCTGGTGCTAGAATGCCTGCTGGTAGTGTGTTACAAGTGGTAAATGCTACTTATTCAACAGAATCAGATTTTAACTCTACATCATTTGCAGATACAAATTTAACGGCAACAATAACACCAACAAGTGCAACAAGTAAAATATTAATTCTTGTAACGCAAGCAGATTGTGCAAAATTCGATAGCAATAACTTTGTTAAATTAAAATTAGTTAGAAACAGCACAGACATACTTACATTTGGGGCAACTGGTGCAGCTACAAATAGCACGGCATTAAATGCTATAGGCTCAATAAGTGCTAGTTATTTAGATAGTCCAGCAACTACATCTGCCACTACATATAAAACACAAGTAGCATCTCAATCAGCTTCCGTTGGTATTAGGCTTCAATACAATAATAGTTCTTCAACAATTACACTTATGGAGATAGCGGCATGATTGATATGAAAAGAGCAATTTTAAAACTATATCCACAAGTAACTGTCATCCGTGGCGATGATGCTTTTGACGCACAAGGCAATCCTGTTACCTATAACGAAGCCACAGTCCAAGCCTACATTGATACTCATGCATACATAGCCAAACGTCAAGCTGAGTATCCCCCAATGACTGACTACCTAGACGGCATAGCCAAAGGTGACCAAGCACAGATTGACAAATACATAGCCGACTGCCAAGCAGTTAAAGCAAAGTATCCAAAAGGATAAAAATGACTACAACAAATATCACAACAGGTAATATAAAATGGTAGCAACGGTAAACGCATCAACATCAGCAGGCGTAGTTATTACTCCTGATAATTCTGGTGTATTAGCATTTCAGTCCTCTAGTGCTACGGCTTTAACAATAGATGCTTCACAGAATGTGGGGATTGGAACAACCTCTATTGCTGATACTTCATCAACGGGGAAAGTGTTTGAAATATACGGTGGCGCAAATGCCGCACATATACACTTTACAAACTCTGCAACTGGGCAGACGGCTGGCGATGGGTTTATTATTGGTACATCAGTTGGTGGAAGCGATGCGCTATTAATTCAGCGTGAGTCTGCAAACATGATTTTTAGAACAGCAGATACAGAGCGTATGCGTATCGACTCCAGCGGTAACTCATGGTTTCGTACTACTGGTTCAACAGAAACATGGGTTGCTACTACTGGTACATACGCAAAAATTGGTGATGCGACTTATCCAATAGGGACAACAGCACCAGGTCTTAACATGATTCTTAATAGAAATACCTCAACAGGTCAAATTCTAGAATTTAAATACAACGGAACGGCTGTTGGTACTGTATCTGTAACTGGTTCTGCTACTGCTTATAACACTTCATCCGACTATCGACTAAAAGAAAACATCGCACCAATAATTGGAGCGTTAACTAAAGTTGCTCAATTAAAACCTGTTACATATAAATGGAAAGTTGATGGCTCTGATGGTGAAGGATTTATAGCGCATGAATTGGCAGAAGTATTTCCACAAGCAGTTGACGGAACTAAAGATGCTGTTGATGAAAATGGAAAACCAATCCATCAAGGCATTGATGTTTCATTCCTAGTAGCCACACTAACTGCTGCTATACAAGAACTAAAAGCAATAAACGACACACAAGCCGAAACAATCAACGCACTAACCGCCCGAATCGTGGCGCTGGAGACAATATAATATGCCATTAGTATTAGACGGAACCACAGGATTTTCTGGTGGTGGCGGAGTAGCAACTTCTACCGCATTGGGTAGTAGTGCTTTATTCACAAACAGTACAGGTACAAACCTTGTAGCAATTGGATATCAAGCAGGATATTTCACAACAGCAGGACCAAATGTCTTTGTTGGCTCTCAAGCAGGATACACAAATAGCACTGGTACAAATAATATTGGAATTGGATATCAAGCAGGATATTCCAATACCACAGCTACTAACAATGTAGCAGTAGGATATCAGGCTAATTATAGCAATCAAACAATGTCAAACACGACAGCAATTGGTTATCAAGCAGGATACACAAATACTGGAGATAATGAACTTGTTGCTGTTGGTTATCGTGCTTTATATTTGGCAACCACAGGCACAAACAATACTGCTCTTGGACACAATACTCTTGCGGCAAACACAACTGGCTCACACAATTTAGCAGTAGGTTCTGCGGCATTAAATGTAAATACTACTGGTTCTTACAATACCGCAATAGGTAGAGTAGCACTTGTAGCCAACACCACAGGCTCTAACAATACCGCAGTAGGATATCAAGCACTTAATGCCAACACCACAGCAGCAAACAGCGTAGCAGTAGGTTATCAGGCTCTTTACAACAATACTGGCACACAAAATGTTGCAATAGGCTCACAAGCACTTTATTCAAATACAAGTGCTGTTAATAACGTAGCAATAGGTTATCAAGCGGGGCAATACAACACCGCATCAGGAAATATTTTTATCGGTCAAGGTGCTGGAACAACTAGAGCAACTACTGGTGAATTTAATATTCTTATTGGCGCAACTGCACAAAATAGTGCATTAGCAGGTAATTACGAAATTGTTATTGGTACAAACAATCCTACAGGAAAAGGTTCGTCAACGGGTTTTATAAATCCTAATGGTGGAGGTATGTATCAAGGTAATAACTCTGCTAATTGGTCAACAACATCTGACCGCAGACTCAAAAAGAATATTGTAGACAATACAGATGGTCTAAACAAAATTACGGCTGTGCGTGTTCGTAACTTTGAGTATCGTTTACCAGAAGAAGTTACAGAATTAGAACCAGAAAGTGCTGTGCCAAATACAGGCGTTCAATTAGGCGTTATTGCTCAAGAATTACAAGCCGTTTTACCTGATTGTGTAAAAGAAGAAACAACGGGTGTTTTGTCGGTAGACCCTGACAACCTAACTTGGTACATGATTAATGCTATAAAAGAACTCAAAGCACTTGTTGACGCACAAGCCGCTTTGATTACTGGACAAGCCGCAGAGATTGTGGCACTCAAAGCAAAAGTTGGCCTATAAAGACTATTGAATTAACTGTTATAAATAAAAGACTAATAGAGAGAACATAAAGTGTCCCTTACGAAAGTTTCGCCTTCTTTATTCGCAACAACGAATAATATAACTTCAGTCACCGTTGGTGGCTCCGCTAATACCATTTCGTTAACATTTGATGGTAGTGGTGTTATCACATCTGCAACAAACAATGCGGTAAGTGTTGCGAATACTGCAATCACTGGTAACATAATTAGCTCACAGATTACTTCTGTTGCCAATACTCAGATTACTGGTAATATTACTGCGGCTCAGATTACATCGGTTGCTAATACTCAGTTGACTGGTCTGATTCAAGCTGCACAAATTGGGTCAGCTAATGCTACTTTGATTACTTCTGGTACATTACCAGGAACTAGATTACCTGCTGGTAGTGTGTTGCAGGTAGTACAGAATACAACATCAACTACCGCAAGCACTAGTTCATCTGCTTCATATGTAGATAGTAATTTAACTGCATCAATAACTCCAACAAGTGCAACAAGTAAAATTCTTGTTATAGTAATGCAAGGAATGCAAGTCACCAACCAAAGCAATCCTTATGCAACTGGTATGTGGCAGTTATTAAGAGGCGCAACTGCCATATATGCGCCCAATTCAACTGATAACGGAAACATATTTGCCTATGATTACGGTGGTTCTGGAATAAATGTATTCAGACCAACTCCACTCACATGGCTTGATTCTCCAAATACAACAAGTTCCACTACATACAAAACACAATTTAAATTAGGAACAAATGGAGGCGCTTCAATAACAGCAAATCCTGGCGCACCTTCATCTATTACTCTTATGGAGATAGCCGCATGAACAAATATGATGCAATTTATAAAACTTACACTAATGTTGTTACTATAAATGGCAATGATGCTTTTGATGCTCAAGGCAATCCCGTTATCTACAATGAAGCCACAGTTCAAGCCTACATTGATTCTCAAGCATACATAGAAAATCGTCAGCGTGAATATCCTTTACTCGCAGATTTGGCGGATGCACTATATCATCAATCTAAAGGTGACGAAACTAAGTTGACTGCATATCTCGCAAAATGTGAAGCAGTTAAGACTAAGTATCCTAAATCATCATAAATACAGTATAACATAGGAACACATTTTGTCTGTAGCACACCTTTATAAAATAACCAATAAACTAACTGATGAGTATTATATTGGTAAACATAATGGTTTGGATCAAAAAAAGTCAAACGGATATTTATATTGGGGTTCTGGTGACAGAATCCGCAATCAAGTAAAGAAACATGGTGCTGATAATTTTAGATATGAAGTTTTAGTTATAAGCACACCAGAATACATCTATGAATTAGAAGGAAAAATGGTAACATTGAATTTGATTGAATCTGATAATAAGTGTTTAAATTTAAAGGGTGGTGGCTATGGCGCAAAATATACATCAGAACAAACTAAGAAAAAAATTAGTTTAAAAAATTCTGGTAAAATAAGGTCCGAAGAAACCAAAGAAAAGATTAGAGTTGCAAGAGCAAAACAAGTTTTTACAAAAGAACAAAGAGATAGAGCTAATAAAACAATATCAACTTTAGTTTGGATGAATGATGGTGAAAAAAGTTACAGAATTAGACCAGAAAATATTCAAGTGTCTAAAGAAAAAGGTATGGTTGAAGGTCGAATAAAAGACTACATAAATACCGAATACAGAAACAAATTTAAAACATATGCCAAAGAACAATGGCAAAAAGTTAAAGAAACCGGTCATATAGGCCATTTAATTAAGGTGAACTAAAATTTCTTATCTTGGCAACTCTCCGGTAAGTGGTGCAATACGAAGTCAGTTCTTTTCAGGAACAGGCTCAACCACAACTTTCAATTTAGCACATGAATATGGCAATGAAGCATCTGTATTAGTCTTTATCACTGGTGTTAAACAGAAGACTGATTCATATGCGGTAATCAATGGTCAAATAGTTTTTACAACTGCACCGCCAAGTGCAACAGATAACATTGAAGTTATTTACCTTGGTGGTTCTGTCGTAACCACACCTTATTTGGCAGCAGATACATATGGTATAGTCAGAATAAATGCTTCTACATTAACAACCAATGTCAGCATCACAACAGGTTATAATGCGTCCTCTGCCGGCCCTTTAACAATCGCAAACAATGTTACTGTAACGGTGGCAAATAATTCCACTTGGACAATATTTTAAGGTAAAAAATGGCTGGTAAATTAATAGTTGATACGATTGATACAGATAATGCGTTTATAACATTAAACGTACAGCAATCTCAAATTGCTACCATGAATGTTTCTGGTATCTTTAGCAATACTGGTGTTAAGATGATTGGTGCCAATGGTACTGTAAGTAATACTGCAATCACTGGTTTAGTTACAGCATCTCAAATTGCTAATGTTGCTAATACACAACTGACTGGTACAATTACCGGTTCACAAATCTCCAGTAACACTTTAAGTAATACAGTTTTCCAGACCGGTTCTGTTGAAAACTATATGAATTCACAAAATTTGGGATTTGGTATGAGGAACCGCATCATCAATGGTGCGATGGTGATTGACCAGAGAAACGCAGGGGCTAGTGTTACTATACCTACCATTAACCCACAGTACACATTAGACCGATGGGCTATACAGTCTTCTCAAACGTCAAAAATATCAATACAACAAAACGCAGGCGCAGTAACACCTCCAACTGGTTTTACTAAATATCTTGGGGCAACTTCTTTATCTGCGTATTCTGTTTTAAGTGGTGATTATTTTTCTATTAGGCAATGTATTGAGGGGTTTAATATTGCAGATTTAGGTTGGGGTGCGGCTGGCGCATCATCAGTTACTTTATCGTTTTGGGTGTATTCAAGTTTGACAGGGACTTTTGGCGGTTCTCTTACAAACAACACATTTGTTTATTCTTATCCATTTACATACACAATATCATCAGCAAATACTTGGGAACAAAAAACATTAACTGTCGCTGGTCCAACAGCAGGAACTTGGGAAACAGGTAGTAGTGCTGGTATATATATTACTTTAGGTCTTGGTGTTGGTTCTACATACAGCGGAACAGCAGGGGCATGGGCGGCATCAGGTTATCTCTCAGCCACAGGCGCTACATCAGTAGTAGCAACAAATGGCGCAACTTTCTACATCACAGGCGTACAACTAGAAAAAGGCAGTACAGCAACGAGTTTTGATTACAGACCTTATGGTACGGAAGAGAGTTTGTGCCAGCGGTATTATTACAAAACAAAAGCGGCAACTAGTAGTGATTTGTTTGCTGTTGGTTGGTGCGTTTCTACAACTGTTGCCGCAGTAAGCGTACCATTTCCTGTATCAATGAGAACTAACCCGACTGCACTAGAACAATCGGGTACTGCGGCTAATTATCAAACTGTTTTTGCGGCATCTGCGGCTGCTTTATCTGCCGTTCCTGTATTTACAACAGCTTCTACAAATAGTGCAAGGGTTGAATGTACAGTAGCAAGTGGCTTAACTGCTGGTCAAGGAGTGGGATTAAGGGCTGGTTCAACATCTGCATACTTAGCATGGAGTGCCGAATTATGATTTACAAGTTACTACATAAAACAATGGATGGTGTGCAAATACTTGCTCGCATTGATGATGACAATGTTTGCCGTCTAACTTGCACAGAACAACATCCAGAATATTTAGCGTGGCTTGAGTTGGGCAACACGCCTACTCCCGCAGACGAACCAAACTAAATAAAATACCATGAACCACTATGTTTATTTAATTGAAAAGAAAAACACTTTATCCAATCAACAGAAATATTACATAGGTGTTCGTAGTTGTGAAGGATTGATAGGTAATGATTCTTATATGGGGTCATCTAAATACCTAACAGAAGAAGTTGAAACATTGGGTGTAGACCAGTTCAATAAGATTATATTGAAAAGGTTTAGTAATAGAATGGATGCTAATCTATATGAAATTGAGATGCATGATTTTTTTGATGTTGCCAATAATACCCTTTTTTTCAATAGAGTAAAACAAAAAGACAGAGGTTTAGGTGTAGGACCAGGTGAATTAAATCCTTTTTATGGTAAAAAACATACATTAGAATCTCGCCGAAAAATGAGTGAGATTCTAAAGACGAAAGATTGTAGAGCTAAAACTACAAACAAAGGTAAGAAATTTCCTGAAGTTGGTAAAAAAATATCAGCAGCAAGAAAAGAATGGTTTAAAACAAATCCACATCCAATGTTGGGTGTGAAAAGAACAAAAGAAATGCAAATAAATAACTCGTTAGGTGCTTTAAATCAACAGAAACATGAATGTGTTTACTGTGGTGTTGTTACTATTGCTGGTAACATTAAAAGATGGCACAATGATAATTGCAAGGATAAAGGTTAACCATGGCAGGACAAATTAAAGTTGATAGTATAAATGCTGATTCCAATCTTGCGTTAAAGATTGCGAATACTGCCGTTGCTTTCATTGATGCAACTGGTTTAAGACCAACTAGTGGTAATGTTAACCTAGATGCTACTGCAACATCAAAACTTTATTTACCATCAGCAAACACAGTAGCAATTCAAACTGCTGGTGTTACCGGATTGAGCATAAGTTCATCGCAAGTGGTGACATTGGCTAACGCTCTACCTGTTACCTCTGGTGGTACGGGAGTAACGACTTCTACGGGTACGGGTGCGGTTGTATTAGGAACTAGCCCTACGATTACAACTCCGACTATCAGTTCGCTTTCATCTGCATCTGCTACTGCGCTAACTTTGCAGTCTGCTGGCACTACTGCGATTACTGTTGATACTTCACAGAATGTGGGGGTTGGTACTACTAGTCCCTCTACTTATGGAAAATTAGTTTCTTTTGCAGGTGATATTGCCGCAGTTAAAGCGCATGGCTCAGGGTCATATCCAACTTTAGTTTTGCAAAATGCAACGGCAGGAACTACATTCAGCGGTCGTGTTTTATGGAAAGATGGTAATGGTAATGCTGGTTGGAATGTTGGTCAAAATGTAGCCGTAGGTAGCGGATATTTAGAATTTAATGATGGTGCTACTAACAGAATGTGTATTGACTCTAGCGGTCATGTGATGATAGGGTCTACAAGCGTTCCAGCTTTTGGAGCTGGACCACCATTGTTTGTGAAAGCCGATGGTAATGGTATCTCAGTAGGTTATGGAACCTCCTCTACTCAATACAGAATATTCTATTTTAATGCTGGTGATGCCACTATGTATGTTCATAATGGTAGTAACTATGCTTCGTTGTCTGCCGCTGGCGCATGGACAAATGCTTCTGATGTAAGACTGAAAAAGAACATTGTTGATATTAAATATGGTCTTGCTGATGTAGTAAAGATGCAACCTAGAAGTTATCAGATGAATGATGTTGCTGGTGACTTTGTGGGTTTTGTTGCACAAGAACTTCAAACAGTAATTCCAGAAGTTGTATCTGGTGATCCAGAAAAACAACTTGGTGTTGACTATGGTTCTCTTGTTGCTGTTGCATTTAAAGCAATCCAAGAACTAAAAGCAATAAACGACACACAAGCCGAAACAATCACCGCACTAACCGCCCGCATCGTGGCTTTGGAGACAATATAATATGGCCGGTTCAATAACAGTAAGTTCGATTACACTAGATTCGGATAATAACTTCAGTATTAAGAGTAATACTGGTGCTACACTATTCTTTGCTAATACAAGTGGTGTTGATATTGCCAACTCTATTGGTGCTACTGCAATTACAAGTGACAAAATTCTTTCTATTGCAAACACAAAGATTAGTGGCAACATCATTAGCTCACAGATTGCCTCTGTCAATGGTTCTGTAATCACAGCAAACACAATTGCTAACTCAGCAATTCAAACTGGTGCTGTTGAGAACTATATGAATGCTGCGGGTCTTGGTTTTGGTATGAGGAACAGAATCATCAATGGTGCGATGGTAATTGACCAGCGTAATGCGGGGGCTAGTGTTACTAATACAACATCTAATTTGTATGTAACAGATAGATGGAATATTTATGGACAACAAGCAAGTAAATTTACAGCACAGCAAAATGCTGGTTCTGTAACACCACCAACAGGATTTAAAAATTATTTAGGAATAACCTCATCTTCTGCATATACAGTTCTTAGTGGTGATAACTTTAAAGTTTTGCAACCGATAGAAGGATATAACTTTGCGGATATGGGTTGGGGTGCGGCTGGTGCATCATCAGTAACTTTATCCTTTTGGGTGCGCTCTAGTCTTACTGGAACATTTGGTGGTTCATTTACTAATTCATCATATAACCGCTCTTATCCATTCACTTACACAATTAGTTCTGCAAATACTTGGGAACAAAAAACTGTAACTATTGCTGGCGATACTAGCGGAACATGGCTTACAACAAATGGCATTGGTGTTAATGTTATTTTTAGTATGGGAATGGGTACAGACCAAAGTGGGACTGCTGGTGCATGGGCTGGCGCAAACTATCAATCCGCAACTGGTGCAGTCTCTGTTGTAGGTACTAATGGTGCTACTTGGTACATCACAGGCGTACAACTAGAAAAAGGCAGTACCGCAACATCTTTTGATTACAGACCTTATGGTACTGAGTTGGCTTTGTGTCAGAGGTATTATGAAATTATTGCGCCAGTTCAAGCTAGTTTTCTGATTTCAGTAAATGCAACTGCGTCAACGCAAGAATTTGAGTTTCTTATAAAGTATTTGGTACTGAAAAGGGCTACGGCAACAGTAACACGGGTTGGAACTTGGACTGACTCTAACTCCACTGGTGTTGTGCCTTTAACATTTGGCACAGATTTATTTTGTTTGGCATTGTTTTCTAGTGGTTCAGGAAGATGTTACACCTACAACACTGGTAGTGGTTCTTGTTTTACTGCTTCTGCGGAGTTATAAAAATGTATAAACTATTTAAAAATTCAGTAGGTTTAGAGTTTGTTCAGCGTTTGTCTGATGGTGCTTTCATACCTTTCGATAACGCTAACACAGACTACGCTGAATATTTGAAGTGGGTGGCTGAAGGCAATACACCAGAACCTGCTGACGAATAAACAATCGTCACTCAAATATAGCCCCACTTCGGTGGGGTTTTTTATTGCCTTAGTTTCGGTAAGACATAAATAGAACATAATATTAATATTACCCGAGGAGAACTAAAATCGCAGGTTTTGCCGAAATCAATATTGAGCAGGGTGCGTCCTTCTCAACTGTAATCACCGTTAATGATTCTACCGGTGCTTTCACAAATCTTACAAGTTATACCGCTGCGGCTCAACTTCGTAAGTCATACTACTCATCGACCGCAAATAATTTTACTGTAACAGTCAGTAATGCGGCCAATGGAGAAATTACTATGGCTATGACAGCAGCCAATACTGCAAATCTAACTCCTGGTAGAATGTTATATGACCTCCTTATTACCAGTCCAACAAGTGTTAAAACTAGGGTAGTTGAAGGCATTGCAACTATTCTTCCTTCTGTTACACGATAATGGCAACAACTGTAACTATTG